GGAACTCAATATCTCTGTCGTGCTCGCAAGTGAAAGGAACATCTGTCTGTGTATATTTGCCTTTGTTCCAACCGCCCTCTCTGCTGTGGTTCTTAAAGCCTGTTGTTGACATCTGTGTAAAGTGGAATGTTCTTGCGCCCACCCATTTTACATTTGAAGTGATGAAGGGTGATGTGAGTGTACCCTGAACGAGAATTTCGAGCAAATCCGGGCTGAACTGCTCTGCATAGTTATTTGTGTTTGCCATAGTTAAATTGTCCTTTCTTAAATATTAAATCTGTTCCATTTCTTTGTCGGAACGCTTGAATTTGGTTTAGTACCGTCTGATGTACCGTTACCGTCACCGCCGATTTTCTGAACACCTGCGCTGTTATCGGCGGTCTTTTTTAGCGCAGGCACATCATCAAGCACTTTCTTAACCGTCTCTGTAAGCTTTTCTGTGTTGATTTTGCCGTCTGTTATAACAGCCGAAAAGTCCGCCATTTTGAGTACATACGGAATGCTTGCCACATCTACACCCTGTTTTACGGCTTCGAGGGTTGCCGACTGATTGACTTCTGCCATGAGCTTTGCGTTGTTTGCGGATTCAACTTCCGACTGCATTTTTGCAATGTCGGGTGTGTTCTTGGCTTTCTGCTCCTTAAAAGCACCGATTGCCTGTTTCATCTCATCAGCTGACAATCCCTGTTCTTTGAAATACGACTTTAAAACCGTATCTTCGGCTACGCTCTGCTTGCCGTTAATAAGACTTGCAAGCTTGTCATAGTCAAATGTAGGTGCAGGGTTGCCCTGCGGTGTCGGCTGTGGTTCGTTTGGGTTAGGTGTTGGGTTATTTTCTGCCATATTTTATCAATCCTTTCAGTTTTTCAGGTGTCTCCCGTAATCAGTTTATAGAGTGTCTCTCTGTTTCAGTTTTGCTCGGTGTCTCCCGTAGTTTAATGTCTTCGGACAATAAAAAAGCACCTGTGCAGTCACTCACAAGTGCGTTTTAAATATGTTTTGTCAATTTTCTCTTAGGCTTTGGCTTTTCCTCGGCAGGCACTTCCTCGACTGCCTCTTTAACATAGCCAAGTTCGATAAGGTCTTTTGCTCTGCTCTCGGAGCATTCAAAAACTTCATTAATCGGTCTGTTAATAAACCCCTCGGTCTTGTCGTTGAACGACACAACTACTTTTACTTTCATTTTGTCACCTCATTATTTATTGTTCTACTAATTCATAAGTCTTTCTAAATATGTCAGGTTTACAAGGGTATTTTTCACCATTAACACCAGTAATAATATAATCACCGGGACTTGCTGTCATATCGCCTTCAAGTGTATGTATAACGATTTTTTTGTCGGTTTGATATGCTTCTACTACAACAGCTTTTTTCCGATATTTTTTCATATTCATTTTGTCACCGCCTTTCAGTTTTTGGGTATTAAAAAAAGCACTCAATCCGATTGATTAAGTGCTTTAGTTGGTTATTGAATTTTTAGTATAACAAACCCTCTCTTGTTACGGAGCGGTTAAATTATGCCATTATCTTCAAGAAATTGCTTTTTTTCTTTCTCCCTAAGTTTATTATAAAGCGCTTCGGCATCCTTTACTTCTTGGGGAGCATCTTCACGCAAAGTTACGTCTAAACCATTTACCACAAGATACGGTTTAAACATATTCCAAAGAGATTTCTGTTCTTCTGTTTGCATTAATCTCATTGTATCAACCCCCTAAAAGTTGCTTAACTCTATACTCATCATAAACTTCATCCATAACTTTATCTCTTAAACAGTCAAAAGCATACTCGCTTATATCACTTATATTATAACCGCTTCTTATCAATTTTTCAACCTTTGGAGCATAAATTTTATTAAGATAATCGCAATATGCACTATAATCGGTAATTTCGCCGAATTTTTGTTTGTATTTCTCGGCATCTTGCCAATGGATAAGCTCATGAAGTACCGAACTCAATTCACTGTCAGGACAAGCAAACGATTTCTGCAATTCGGCTAAATTCTTAGTTATAAAATAAGCTGAATTTACAGTTAAAACATTATCAGTCGGTATGTAAGTTGCAACTGCATTTTTGCCCATTTCTTCGGGGGATAATATGCAAATAGCAGGTTTATTTTCAGATTTGCTCTGACCGAGCATTTCATAAATCTTTGTAACATTCTTATCAAACTTATGGAATTGCTTGCGTTTCAGCTTTACTTTATCTGATAAATAAATATCATTTCTGCCCGTGGTCTTATGTGCTTTTACTGTAATTTTTTTACCGCTGTTTTTTCTGTTAAAGTCTTTTTCTTCACCGCCGTCAACTACAGGTTTATAATATTTCTGCGTACTGTCGTCGATAGTAAAAGCTCTTGTTTTTTCCGCCAACTTATTCGCCCTGCCGTGCCACTCGTCTGCTCTTGCTTTAGCAAACTTCTTGTTATCCTCGTCAAGGCTGTATTTTGCCCGGCGGTCAAAGCGTTCAGCTTGCTTTTCTGCGTGCTGTTGCTGTACTTCAAGTCCTCTTTGGCGGTCAAGCTCTGCAAGTTCGTCATCGGAGAGAGGTCCGCTCAAATCGTCAAGTTCTGGGTAGTGGGTACTTGTGCTGTCCTTACAGCGTGGGTGAAAAAGTCCCTCCGCTATGGCGGTTGAAAGCAGCGGATAATCACCGTCCGATTTTTTGCCGTTTGAATACACATCATCAATAAACACCCTGCCTATATACTTTGCACAATCAGGGCAACCGCCCTGCCTTGCCGCTTTGCCTGCGGTAGAAATTCAGCCGTATAAACCAACGGCGGGGTAAAATAAAAGCACCTATGCAATCAAATGCAAGGGTGCTTAACGCAGTAAATACGACCCTAACGGTGTTCCGCAGATTATACAGCCTTTTACAGCTCATTATTTAAGACATACTCACGCAACGAACTTGTTTTATGCTGGTTACGATGTACTTTATGTGCAACATCAGCTTGGCCACAGCAAGCCCGAAACAACGATGAACATATATACACATTTTGTTCAACAAAAGGAAAAGACTAATGTATCAAAGCTTGATAGTTACCTTGCACAAAATGTAAGCTAAAAGTTTGTGCAGGTTTTTTCGCAAAAATGCTCCGAGAAGTTTGATTTTTTCTCGGAGCATAATTTTTTGAGCCACCTCTTGAGCCACCTGTTTGCAATTTTTTATACCTTTTTACATAGTTTTTAAGTGGATAATATAAAACAACAAACCGCACTAAAGAGCCTGAAAATGGCTTAATAGTGCGGTTTTTCTATGGTCGAGGTGACAGGACTTGAACCTGCGGCATCTTGGTCCCAAACCAAGCACTCTACCAAACTGAGCTACACCTCGAAATTATTTAATTTTTGTCGCCTCAACAAGTCAGCTTCATTATTATATAACATAAAATTTGATTTGTCAACAATTATTTTTAATTTTTTTGAAACTTTCGTGATTTTTATTTTTCTTTAATTGACATACGCTGTTATGGGGTATAAAATATGATTACATTGATTAAATATATTACTTTGAAGGGCGGTTTTATATGTCTGACAATACAAAACTAAAAATCTCAAACGGGTTGAACGAGGATAAATATTCTGTAAAAAGCAAGTTTGTCAACTTCTTTTTGCTTGCGATGTTTACGCTCTTTCCCCTATTTTACACGGATTACTACTATAATATAAGACACGACAAATATTATTTTTTTCTTGTTGTCACTGCGGTGCTTGTTTTGATGATTGGCGCTGTTGCAATCACTAATTCCGATTCGCAAAGCGAAACAAAAAACAAAGCCGAATCCGTGCCTTGGTACAAAAAGTTATCGTTTACGGACTATGCATTTGGTGCATTCATTTTGGTATGCACCGTATCCACTGTTTTTTCTCAAGATCCTGCCGATGCTTTCTTGGGTCTTAGCGGAAGAAACAACGGTTTATTGCTGATGATTTTTTATGCGGTGGTTTATTTTTTAATTACCAGATTTTTTTGTTTTAAAAACTATGTCTTTGTTGCCCTTGCAGGTTGTTCAATTGCAATATATCTGCTTGATATTCTCAACTGTTTTTACATAGATCCGCTTGGAATGTTTGCAAGCCTTACAGATGAGCAGACAATCACAAACTTTACCTCCACAATTGGCAACAAAAACCTTATGTCAAGTTTTATCTGCATTGTTATGCCCGTAACCGTCGCTTTTTCGGTTATAAGCAAAAATCGTAATCACCGTATCGTTTATCATATTTCGTCCGCATTCGGTTATATGGCTCTTATGACAGCCGACAGCTACTCGGGTATACTTGGTCTTGGCACTGTTTTTGCCGTGCTTTTAATATGGTTTTCACGCAGCGTTGCAAGACTTAAAAGATTTTTCCTCGCAACAACAATTATGCTGTTAAGCGGCAAAATTCTTCGTTTGTTTTCCTTTTTTATGGGTGACAAATCAAAAGGTATCTCGGAATTTCAGAGTCTGCTTGTTTACTCAAAAATCATATGGGCGGCAATTGCATTGTTCGCAATAATTACCGCAATTTTATTTTTTGCAGACAGCAAAACTCCCGACAAGACTTTACCGCTTGCCGTTCCTATTATAATCGGCAGTATATTTGTTGCCTGCATTATTGCAATGCTTTTTGCCGTATATTATTTCAGCGTAATTGACACAAAAACAAATATCGGCTTTTTGAAAAGTTTTTTGAGATTTAAT